TGAAGTTTTTGTGTCGTAGATTACGGCTCCCGAGAAATTGATGTTGTAAACAATCGGCTCTTGACTTGCTTGCTCTCGCTCTGGTGTTGTTGTTTGAGCAACTTCTGTCGGACTTGTACTCGAGACATTCCCTCCCCCTCCTCCTCCGACTCCGAGTCTGTTTGCTGTCACTCCTGCAACAGTTGCAACTCCCGCATACATCAAACCCGCTTTCGCTTTCAAGCCAGCTCCGACAACATCTCCACTCGCAAGACGAGCAACGGATTCAGCGAAGGAGAAAGCACTCTGGACGGTTGCCTGTTGTCCGATTGACATGATCGCTTGAGCGACTGAATCCTTGAATGATTCTCCAGCGACGAGGGAAGCATAAGCAGATTCAAGAGTTGCTTCTGCAAGTTGACTTCCGATGTTCTTGAGATCGCTCAAGAGCTGATCAGATGCTTGACTTTGTAAATGAGAACGCTCAGCGATTTCTCGTCTCGTCAACTCTGTAATCTCTGATTGATTATCTCCAGCAAGGATCCGCTCTTTCTCATACTTAATTCGGAGGAGCTCAAGCTCTTTGTTGAGTGTATCTTCTTTGAGACTAAGATCGAATTCTTGATTCTCTAAAGCAAAGATTCTCGCTTCCGCTTCCGCTTGCTTTTGAGCTTCGAACTCTTCATTCAAGAAACGATCTTCAGCGTTTCGTCTTCTGAGTCGAGCGATCTCAATCAGATTCTCGTTATCATTAGCAAGAGCGATCTCTTGATCATAGATTCGTTTAATGATCTCAAGTCTACTCCCCCCAGCGATCTCAAATGCTTCAAGTTCTAAAGCTCGGATTTGTTGGAGCTGTCTTTGCAGTTCTCTTTCTTGAGCGATTCGATCAAAGTTGAAATTCTGTTTACTCTTGATGACTGCTTTGTTTGTTCGTCGAGAAGCTTCAATCTCTTTTTGTTCTAAAGCTTCAAGTCTGTTCACTTGTCGAGCTTCAAAAGTCTGAGCAATGATTTCTCGTTCGCTCAATCCTTCTTTTGCTTCCTCGAGACTTGCTTCAATTGCTCTTGCGTAGTTCGCTAAATCTTTGGAGTTTACTTTGAATTTCTCTGTTGTGATAAGAGCAAGCTGTTTTTGTTCTTCGATCTCCGCTTTCGTTTGCTCGAGACGATCATCAGTCAAGCGGATCTCGCTCATCATCAATTGAATCTGAGCTCGTTTCTCGATGTTGCGTTTCGTCTCTTCGATGATAGCGTCTTTTGTTTGCGACTTGTAAAGATCTTCAAGCTTCGTTCGTTCTCTGATAAACTCGTTTGCTTTGGCTTGAGCCCTTTGAAAGTCAGTCAGTTTTTTATTTAAAGCTTCTTCAGCTTCTTCTCGTTTCTTTGTCGCCAGGACTCGATCATTTGCTGACTCGATCAGCTGTTGACCTGTCTTGTTATCAGAATCAGCAAGAACTTCGTTTGCTTTGTCGATTCTCATTAGAGCGTCAACGTAGTCATTAAAGTCGCTTCTCATTCCTTCCATTCTCTTTTCGAGAAGGACTTTTGAGAACTCAGCTTGCAAAGTTGCCTTTGAGAATCGGAGCATTTCATCAGTCGCAAGATTGATTCCTTGTTCTGCGAGCTGTTCCATTCTCGATTGAAGGTCACTTGATGCGCTTGACATTGCTTCTTGCGCCGCTTCTGCTTCATAAGCGGCGCCCGATAAATTCAAATAAGTTTCATAAAGTGCATAAATAGCTCCAGCGACTCCAGCGACAGCAGGCAACAAAGAAGCAAAGCCCAATGTACTAGTTTTTCCAAAGTTCTTCACTGTTGAATCTAAATTGACAAAAGAGCTTCCTAATTTAGATACATTTTTCGTTAAAGATCCGAGTCCCTCACCGAGCTTTTTATTTTCAACAGCAAATCGATCAGCAAACTTTTTCGAAGTTTCTCCGAGCTCTTGAAACCCCTCCTTTGCTTGCTCTGAATCTAAAGCAACTTGAACTTTTACTTCTTTGTTTTTTGCGACTTTGGCAAGAGATCCTCCGAGTCCTCTGACTCCGTTTGTCAATGCTCCAAGCTCTTCTCCGAGTTGTTTGTTTTTAGCTTCAAACTGCTCAGCAAACTTTTTCGAAGTTTCTCCGAGATCTTGAAGTCCTTTTGTCGCTTGCTCTGCATTTAAGAAAACATCGATCTCTATTTGTCTATTACTTGCCATCTTTCAAAGCCTCCAGATCTCGAGCTTGAGCTTCTTCCGAGTTTGATTGTATCACATTTAAACAATCGATGATTGCAATTGTAGGATTCTTATAAATAGTTTTTAAATCTAATAATCCTCTTTTATGCAAATTATAAGCAGAAACAATCGGACTAAGTCGATTCATATCAGCGACAGGACAAGATCGAATCTTCAATTCACTGAATGATTCTCCCGAGTCGGGAGCGACTCGATAACCTGGAACAAAGCGTCCTCTTTCATCAGTCTGAGACTGCGGAAGACCTTTCTTGAACGCTCCTCCACAATTCCCTCTCAATCGTCTGAGACGAGAATTTGACTTGCATTGATCGCAATTCCACGCCCGACTGTTTGCCCGATTAAGCCAAATTACAGCCGAGCTCGCTATTTTCCCGAGTCACCGAGGAGACTGATTCTCTGAATATGGAGAACGAGTTCACTGATCGTTTGAGTTCTATGAGATTCGGGCTTGATATTGTCAATCATGTCAAAGTCAGCGTCTTCTCCATTAATAGAAACGAGACTGCTCTTGATCATTTCAATATAAACTCTGTTTAAATAGGCTGTATATTCAGACAGAGCAAGCTTTTCATCTTCTTCGAGTTCATGATGCCATCTCGCTTTTTCTCGAGCGTCTTGAGGAGACTCAAGCCAAAGCAAACGTCCGAGCTCTGATCTCGTATAAGCTCCAGCTGAGACTTCAGCTGATTCTCTGTCACTAGGTGAAAGACCACGGATCACAAAACGAGTCGCATCATCTCCGACTTTTCCGAGCTCAGATTGAACTCCTGTTTTGTAATAAGCAGAAGTTTGCTCTGGACTTGCTTCAACGCTCGGATCGCAAGTAATGACGATTTCAATTTTATGATCTGCACTAGTGACAAAAGACAAAGCCATTTTTAAACATCTCCAACAGTTAAACCAAATCTAAATGGACTATTTCCAGCTAAAGCTTCATAGCTTGAAGTTGTGAAGTCTCCAGCGTATCGAGCCTGCTGATAATTAAGCGACTGACGGACAATGTCATTTCCACTCACATCATAAACGCTTGGATCGTTTGTCAATATGCCAGCTGGAAGCATGATTGCACAACCCTTTCCATCTCCGAACGGAGCTGTCCCAACAACAACTTGACGGACTGTTCGATTAAAGTAGTCATCTGCGACAGTTGTGTTGACTGAAGAAAGAGTCAGATTCAATTCGACGCTGACTTCTGAAATATCCATTCCCGACATTCCGATCACGTTGTTTGAATATGCGAGAGGAACGAGGGTATTTGTCACAGTCAAAGAGAACGATTCACAATCAAGAGAGATTCGTCCTTGTGTTTCTCCGACTGTTCCATTTGCTAAGGAAGCGGGAGAACCGTTTGAAACAACTGCATAAGCTCCTCGGAAGAAAGCGGGATCTCCAGAGTTGTAAACAGGTTCAACAGGAGAAGTCGCTGATCCATGACTGTCTGTGATAAATGCGCATTGATAAGTCAAGTCAGCCATCAAACGACCATTGTCAAGAGTGATTGACATTGACTCAAGAACGCAACCGAAAGCAAAAGATTGAAAGTCAACTCCGTCAATCTTGAAGCTCAAAGAGTGCTCAAAGTCTCCTGTGTTTGCTCTGCTCGGAATGTACCATGTTTGAAGCTGTCTGACAGTTGGAGTTCCTGTGAATCCATCTGAGAAAGCGGGAGAAACAGTCACATCATTTGACGCTCCGACATCATTGTCAGTTATAGCTGAATATTCAGCTCGTCCGTTCAGCTCTGATCCAATCAACAAACCGACATCATTCACACTGAAAGCGGATGAAGGATTAAATGTATTAACATCGGTCACTGATGAAACTGTGTCAGCTGGGACGCTCGGAGCTTGAGTCTTGAATCCAGCTCCTAAAAGATAACCGAGATAATTGCTGTTGTAGTTGTTCGCATCGGTTCCGATTGTTGTGATGTCAACTCGACAAACGACTTGACCTGTTCTTCGTCTGACTCGAGATCCCAAACTGTTGTAAACAGTATCGGGCTCGGGAGCGTTGAAGTAGTTTCCGTCTCTTGTGTCATTTCTTTCACTGACAACAGGTTCACCAGGAATCAGAATCGGATCTCTTTCACAAGGGATCGAAACATAAGTCAATGAGCCAGAGCTCGGAATTCCATTTGCGTCTGGAGATCCGAATGTTGTCTCCTTCGCAACACTTAAACTTCTATGAGTTACAGCCATTTTTTACTCCTCTAAATAAAGTAAATCAAAGGGAACAGTCAGAATGAAGGCGACTCGTTCTCCCGTTTGATTTGTGATTGTCTCGAATGTTGGACGCTGAGTGATGACTGAAATGATTCCAGTATTTACAGAGTCATAGTCGGGATTCTTCAAAGCGTCAATGACGTTGCTCGCATCTTCAGCGATCATTCTTGCTAAGAATCCATAGTTTTTAGGGATCTCATATCTGATCCGACAGTCGATCACAATTCTCTTCCGTCCACTGAGTCCCGCCTGTCCGTCATCGATCGGAAACGTGTCGATTCTCATTTCAAAGAATCGGTTCTGATTGCTTCTTTCATCGAGTTCGACTTCATATCCGTCTCCTGTCTGAATCGCAACAAATCCCGAATGAGTGTCAGTCTTTGGAACGATGTCCATGATCTGACCTTCTAAATGCTTAAGAGCTTCAAAGATGCCTTTGCTCATTTCAGTTTCTCCATGAGATCGATCGTTACAGCTTCAACAAGATTATCGACTTCTTGATCTGTTAATCCGATATATTCACGTTTATCATTTACATGATAGCCATAAGATCGGACTTGTTTTGTCAGACCTATTTTAAATGAATTCTTGTCAGCTTCAAGAACAACTAAATTATTCATCAATTGACCACTTAAAACGAGATCTACTTCAGCCGATTCTCCTCCAGCCCCTGTCCGTCTTCTGCTTTCTTCTTTGTATTGTTGATAGCCCTTAGCATAATAAATCGATTTACCTGTCCTTGATTTTCTTCCACCTTTGGGAGTCAATCGAGCTCCCTTGAACGCAACATAAATCGGTTTTTTTGAGTATTCATCAAACTTGATTCCGCTTGCGTCGATCCCTTTAGACGTTCTCAGCTTGATCGATGCGACAGTGTTCAAAGCGACAGTCAAAGAATCTTCAGCAGTCCAAACATCATCTGGGATCTTAAGATCAATTTTAACTTTCATTTGAACTCCTATTCAAAGCGGAACTGAGTTCCTATTTGGAAAGATGGAACAACTTCCACCTTTTAATGTCTCATTCCTCTAGTTGGATTGAAGAACGCATCATTCAGCGTCTTTGAATAAGATCTCCAGCTTGCTCGGAAGTCTTGAGCGTTTCCTCCTTTGCGTCTCAGACTTTCTTCTCCTTCGTCAATCACTCCGTCTCCATCAAGATCCAAAGAAATTGACTTAAGAGCAGAATCGAGAAGCTCATGACAGCGGGTTCTCATTGCAACAGAAGCATCAAAGTTTTGATTCATTTCATAGATGATCGATGCTGTACAATAAGAATGAGCGAGTCTGAATGATTCGGGATTGAAGACTTCATCCTCTGTGATGTCATCACTGTTCAGATGATCTCTGATTGAAAGAATGATCTCTGATTCAGCGTTCTTGATCTGTGTTGAGAAGTCGCTTTGTCTTCTCGGAACCATGTCAGCAAGATTCGCAAACATAGCGACAAATTGAGAATGATCGAGTCCTGTATTGAAAGGTCTGGGAGTAACTTTGAAAAGTCCTCGTTCTTGCTTTGCTGTACTCATGTCTAGTTCAACATAAGAAATTCGATATGGATAAATGTCACTTGTCGCAATATCGCTCGCACTAATATCGACATACATTGCGTTTAAATGGAGAGTCGCATTTGTTGACAGATCAATCTCGCGAGGAAGTGGCTCAGCGAGAATCGCTGTTGTCCCAACAAATCGAGAAACATTGATCGAATAATATGTGTCGTTGTTAGTGATCAAGAATCCATTCTGAGCTTGTCGATAATAGTTCGACGGAGCTGAAGAGACAGTCAGCGTTCTTCTGTCGTTTGCGATCGCAGTGACTGAAACGTCATCTGTAAATCTGACAAAGCTTTCACTGATTCCCGATTCAGTATCAATCACTAATGTCGGAGTTCCCGAGATCGGAGTCTGAGGAGCCCAGATGAATCGATGATCATTGTTTGTTATCGCTTTTCTCATTTCTTCTTCCTTGCTCCTTCATTTGCGTTCTTAATATCTGCGTTTGTTGCTCGATCAAGTTTCGACGCTTTGATGAATCCTTCGCTGACTGGACTCCAAGAATGTCGGCAATTATAACCGCCCCCACTTGTGACCACTGAGAGCCCTTGATTGTTGTTCAGTCGCTTCATTTGGGATTCATTGACGACTTTGTTGACGAGCTCTGAACAGAACTTTCTTGTCACTCCGTCCCGCGGGCCGGTGTATAAATAATTCTTCAAGCCAGCTCCGACTCCAGCGATTGCAGAGACAGAACGACCATATTGAGAAATTTTTGTTCTGACTTCTGTCAGCATTGATCCCTCGCTCTGTTTCATCTTCAATTGAAGATTACTCAAAGCAGTGTCGACAGTTGCTCCGAAATCAATATCTCTTAAAGCTTGACGAATGTTTTTGCGATAGCTGGGAATGATGATCTCATCAAAAACAGCGTTTGCATTTTGCAATGATATTGCATCGACTGAACTGTTGATCGAGTTAAAATTGAAACTCGGTTCAATGACGCTCATCATAGATTTGATTGATTCAGCTATATCGTCTTGATCTCCGATGAACTGATCAATGCTTTGACCTAGTCCACCTTGAAGCATAAGATCAAGCAATTGCTCATCACTTAGATTCATAAGAGCTTGAGGAGTAACAGTTGTCAAACTCGTTCTTATGAGATCAATTATTTCTCTTCTCGATCGCTGAAGTCCTGTCTTGAAGCTACGTTCAGCAGAGACTTCAGCTTTCAATTGTTCAACTCTTGTTTTCAAGAGATCTGCGATCACTCCCGAAGAAGACTTTGATTGATTGTTTAGATCATCAATTGCTTTTAGATCAGCGTCTTCTTCAGCGAGAAGAACGGAGCGACCGCACTGACAAAACATCTTAGTTGACGCAGGTTGTGATGATTCGTCCGAGAGTAGAATCAACTTTGTGAAAAGTGTGGAACTCTTCAGCCCAAACGTGACGACGAATTGAAGCGGAAGGATCATCGAATTGACCCGCATTATACGAACCGAATTGAAGATTCAAAGCACCGACAGGCATTGCTTTAACACCGCCCGACTTTTGAATGATGGAGTCAGATCCTCGGAGAATACCCATAAAGATTGACGCTTGATCCCAGATGTAAGCTTCTGAAGAAGTTGCTCCTGGAACTGCTGTGTCATGACGAGCAGAGCCGACATAAATGTTCGGAATGTTCAAAACATCTCGGAGGACTTCGATCACTGCGTCATTAGAAAGAATACGAGCTCCACTTGCAAAGCCGTTTGATGCTGTTCCTGCAAATCCTCGGATCTCTGGATTCTTCGCAAGAGTTCTGAATACTTTGTGACCTAAAACAAGAGTATCGGGATTAACTCCATGCGCCGCCTCAAAAACGGTGTTCTTAAGATCATATAGATCGCTTAAAGGTTCAGCGTTTGCGTCATCAAATTCTCCTCCGAATTCAGTAGCCGCGTCTGAGTTATTGAAGTTTGCAGTACCGAAAAGCAGATCAGCGCATCTTTTCTCTTTTGCAAGTCTCAGAGCTCGAGCAACCTTGCGAACAGCTCGCTCTTCTTCAGAGCCTGGATATTGAGAATCGATGATGTCTTCCATTGCGATCACTTCTTGAAGACTGAATGTTTCAGCTTTATATGTCTGACTACTTCGATCAAAGCCTCCTAAAGTTACACGATCAGCCCCTGGAGCTCTTTGGAAATCAAGACCCGCTCCCGCTCCCATAAAGTTCCGACTCTCTTCAAGCAAAAGAGTTCCGCTTCTTTGAGGGATTTGAACAGTCTCAAGGACTTTGTCAGCAATGAAGATGTCATCACTTTGAACGGTTTCAACAACTAGACTTGAAAGAATCTCGTCTACTGGATGTCTATTAGAATATGAACTTGCCATTTTAAAAACTCTTTCTATTAAGCTCTAGGAGTGAAAGCACCAGCAAAGAAAACAAGGAACTGTTCTCCAGCTCCCGCTGTGCTCAATTGATTAATATTCGGAAGGACTCGAGCGACTGGATAATTACCAGAAGCAACAGCTGAAACTTCTCCGTCTGACTCAGCTTGAAGAACAGGAGTTGCTTCAAAAGTGATTGCTCCCGATGCCTTAACTCGAGTTAAGCCATAAACAAGAACGTCAACAGCGTCTCCAGCCGAAACAGTTCTTTGAGCGACTCCGACGATTCCGTCATCGTCCGCTCCAGTTGGGAGTCCGACTTTTCCAGTGTTTTTGATAGCAACAACAGAGAACTCGGTTATTGCTTCGCTTGCGATAAATGTTTTAATATTGTTTTCCATGATTAAGCTCCAAATGCTTTAGTATAGTAGTCTGGATTCTCAGTTCTAAACTGATTCAAGGCTTCTGAGTAAGAAATGCCCTTTTCTTTTCTAAGCTCTTCAATTCGCTCGTTCAAAGTTGCTTTTGTGATCTCTTGACCAGATGCGCCGTGTCCGATTGTGTTGAGATTAACGCTTGAATTCAGAGGACGCTCGCTGAACATCTGCCAGAAAGTCGGCTCTGTCTCTTTGAGTTCGTAAGCTCTGCCGACAGTGTCAATCTCACTCGGATCGATTCGTCCGTCTCTTAAAAGAACATTGACAGCTTCTCGTTTTTCGATTTCTCGCTTTTCAGCTTCAATCATTTCAAGACGCTGATTGAGACTTTCATTCGCTTCTCTAAGAGCAGTTACTTCAGAAAGAAGAGTTTGATTTTTGAGATTCTCGCTCATCATGTTTGACTTCTTTTCTTCTTCGTCTTTTTTGTACTCGCCCATTTTTTCAGACTTGTCTTCGTCTTTCTCTTTGGACTTGTCATCAGTCATCATTGACGCTTCCGCATCGTCTTTCATTTCAGCGATTTGAGCTTCAAGCTTTTTGACTAACTCGTCCTTCGCTTCATAAGCTTTTTTAAGCTCTTCGTGTGTCATTTCGTCGGTTTTCATGTCTAGCCTTTCGTTCAGAACAACTCGATCGATTTTATTGTTGGATTGAGCAGGACGAGGAGTCAGAGTCACTGCTAAAAGCTGAGCGTCTCCGATCTTCTCCCCTCCGTCTCTTGAGAAAACATCACCAGTGATGAACTCTGGAGAACTCCAAAGAACACCACCTGCATTTTGTACAACTTCAACTCCTCTTTCATTGTAAGCTGGTATTGCATAAAGTCCATCATCTTTAAGCTCTAAACCGACAATCAATCCGAGAGCGTTTCCGCTTTCGGGAGGAGCTGGGGAGCCACCTTGAAAAGGGCTCGTTGAATGTTGCCAATCAATGACAACAGGATCATTCTCAGAACGCTCGTTGAAGACTCTGACAAGCTCTTCGAGGAGACTTTTATCAATCTCTTTTCCGATGTTCGATCCGTTCATTCTTGAAGTAACTTGTCCGAGTGCAAGAGTCTTAAAAGGTCTTCCCACTGTCAGACCATCTTCTCGCTCGTCTCGCTCTTCATAAAGTTCAAATTCTGTTTCAGTGTATGCTCTAAGTGAATTCATTTTTTCATCTGCTCTTTTCATTTGATTGACTAATGAGCGACTCCATCGAAACCCCGCATCTCCTCCCCAGCTGTTCCAAGCAATTCGACCTTTGCTCCAGTCTTTCCACTTTGGAGACTTTTTGTCGACT